ATTATTTAAACGGTCAAAAATTAATAGTATCCTTTCTTATAGAATCTAATACCTAATGACATTAGATTCTTTTTTTTTGGTGTTGTTTAAACGCGTTTTTATTTCTAGTATTATTAATCTGAGCGAAAAAATTAATAACATTTAGGAAAAAACACGATGAGAAAACTCAATTATAAATTTAATTATCAAGTAAAAGCGGAAGAAGGCGAAAATAATTCTGTAATTATAGAAGGATATGCTAACAGATCTTTTAAAGATGGTCAGATGGTTATCGATCGAGGAAAAGAATTTATTCCCTTGGAAGAATGGAAATATGAAGAATGGCTGGAAAATCCGATCATACTGTTTAACCATGATAGATCAATGCCAATCGGTAGAGGGATTGATGTAAAGGTGACAGACGAAGGACTTTTCTTAAAAGCTCAAATTTCAAATTCAGATGTTCCAGAAATAAAAAAAGTTCGAGATCTTATTAAGGAAAAAATATTAAACTCTTTTTCCGTTGGAATTGACGTAAAATCGGAAGAAGAGGTCGACGGGGTCTATCATTTAAAAGGCGTTAATTTGCTCGAAACATCTGTTGTCGCGCTGCCCATGAATCAAGCTTCTACTTTCACAACAAACGTCAAAATGCTTAAAGAAAAATCTATCGGCGCAATCAGAGAAGAGATTACAAAAGAAAAAGGGGCCGTTTTAGCTTCTCAAATCCACGCCGCCATTGGTAAAATGCAAGAAAACCAAGATTTTTCCAGAGAAGATCTTTTGTTAAAAATAGCAAAAGAAGCCGAGATATCGCTAGACGAACTTTTTGAATTTTTAGCCGGTAATATAGTTAGGGCCGACGATAAGCTTTTGACCATATTGTCAATGAATTTGGGCATTGAAGAGCAAACATTGAAAGACTTAAACGAAATTGACGCTAGTTTAAATCAGCAAAAGATTGAACGACCAGAAGAAGAACAAGAAAATGATGAAGATCCAAAGGAAACTGAAGAGGGAAAAATTAATGAAGGGGAGAATGACGAACTTTTACAGGAAGAAGAAGATAATCAGGATGATATGGTTTTAGAAGATGAGGAAGAGGACGAAGAGGAAAAAGAAAAAACTAACGTCAATACACAATCTTTTAATGACTGCGTGTCAAAACACATACGAGAAGGCTTAGATCACGGCAAAACGCAAGATCAAGCGATTGCCTACGCGCTTGAAAAATGTAGGGATGAAAAATCATGCAATTTAGATTTAAAAATGTGGAATCATATTTTTGACGAAATCGAAATGCACAATAAAGAGCTTGGCGGTGGAATTGCGCCGGAGCTTGGGACAGAGGGAACGATAGAACAAAATCCCGGAAATGCTCAGGTTCAAGAAGCGCGTCAAACTAACGTACTTCTTTCGCAATTAATCGGTGAAATACAACAACTCAAAAAAATATTTGCGAGCGCAATGTTGGCAACTCCACAAAACATGCAAGGTATATCATTGTGTTTAAACGATGAAAATGTTATTAATAAAGATGAAAACCTTGACATTCTGGAGGATTATCATAGAAAATTAGATGAGAGACTTAAAAAATTAGGTGTTTAAACGCGCACAAAAGATTCTATTAAAAAAATGGGTTTCTTAATTGAAACCCAAAAACTAAAAATTAAGGGGATAATAATATGAAATTAACTTATGCCGATTATCGCAAGCTTGAATCAAGGTTAGAGGAAATCGTTAAAGTCAATAATGACTTGAATGAAAAAATTTCTGGTTATGAAAAAAAAGCAAAAGACAGCGAAGAGGAAAATAAAAAACTTCTTTTAGAAAATGATCCTGAAACAAAAACAAAAAAAGCCCCCGAAATTATTACACGAGAAACATCTTATAATTCAGACGAATCTAGGGCCATGAGAGAATTTGGTTGTACTAATGTTAAGTCTCTCGCAGAAATCAATACAGCAGATCCAAAGTATAACGACATTCCAAAATCATCAAAAATTTTGGTAAGGCAACTAAAAAAAGAAATTCAAAACGCACGAATGATCGCGCAGATGTTTTACGGTGATCCACTTGATAAAGTGGGCGATACAGAAGCACAAGACAGATTTGGAAAATGTGAAAATCTTTTAGAATCATATTATGGAAAGAATATTTTAGCGCCAAGGCTAAAGGCTTTTGGTACTTCTATCAGCGGCGGCGGTCAAGAATATATTCCAACACTGATTTCTTCTTCTTACATACCAGAAGTTGAGCTTGACAGAGAGCTTATAGGCGCGTTAAGGCAAGTTGATATGCCTAGTTCACCCTACGAACTTCCAACGGCTGGAGGCTTTCAAAAAGCGCGTAGGATTGCAGAAAATACAACTATCACAGACGCAAGCTTCACAACAGGTAAAATCACTTTTACCGCGTCAAAATTTGGCGAGTATTATATCATCCCGGAAGAATTAAACGAAGATTCAATTGTCGGTATTTTAGATTTAGCAAGGCAAGAATTGACAGAATCACATTTGCGCGCCTATGAAGCTTGTGTTATCAACGGGACAAAAATCGGTACTACACATATCGACAGCGATACCGAAGCGGGTGCCGCTGATTTAGCCGAAAAACAATTTCATGGCCTTCGTTATTACGGAATTCAAAACTCTGTAGCTGGTGGAACATATGACTACCTTAACGGTGCGATAGATGATGCGAAACTTCGCGCCCACAGAAAAGCTCTTGGAAAATTTGGCGTCAATCCTTTGGATTTAATCTGGTTAGCCGGGCCTAGTGCTTATTTGCAAATGGTTGGTACTGGAAATGTTGTCACCGTCGACAAGATGGGGCCAAACGCTACAATTTTAACAGGAATGTTAGGCAGTTACGCAGGTACGCCAATTATGCAGAGTGGTTTTATGAGAGAAGACCTTAATGCCACTGGTGTACATGATGGTGTTACAACAGACCGCACAGGCCTTTTACTGCTACACAAAGCTCGTTGGTATTGGGGAGTAAGGCGACCTATCAGAATGGCTCTAAGAGAGGCAAAAAGCGCAGATGATCGCTATGAAATCGCTTCCTATAGCCGCGTCGATTTCCAAGGGCATGCACAAAGCGCAAGCGAAATCGGCGTTTCTTACGGTCTAAATATTCCGGCATAACAGACTATTTTAAAAACTAGGGGGCGGGTTAAACCTCCCCCATTTTTATAGAAGCAGGAATTTTAAATGGCCATAAATTTTTCATATAAGCATATTTTGACAAGTGGCCAAAGTCTTCCTCTTATTCCACTTGAAACTAGGGCAAGCGGAGATTATTTTGCAAAAATAGATATCAGTGGCAACTCAGTTTTAAGCACATTATTAGTCGAATCCTGTGATGTTGGCGCGACAGTTAATGTTTCGTATTACGATTTCACAACAGGCGGCGAAATCGGCGAAGCAAATCTTTTAAAACAACACCCAGAAATTAATGCAGGGCTTTCGACTAACAGGGTTTTAGTCGGAAATACACATGATAAAGCTTTCATAAAAGCTAGTGTTGTTGGTGGTAGTGCAAGGTTCTCTGTTTATGGTACAATTGTAAGTACAAGCGCGACAGAATTAGCAGATGCTATCATTCAAGAAAATCAAACAGTTAATTTTTTAACAGATAAAGCGCTAGGAATCGGTGGTTACGATGCTGAAAACGGCGTTTGGAAATTTATAAGAATTTCTGAAGATGGTGCAATAGCCGTTTCATCGTTTACAATTTTTAATAATTTGCTTCATGCTGAAACAACGATCAACCAAAATATAGAACAAACTGTGATATTAAAAACGTATGTTACGACTACTAGGCTAGTAAAAGCACTATTCGAGGGTGATGGATTTGGGATTATAAGCATATTTATCAATGGTCAATTGTGGGCAAAAAAAAGAAATAGCTGGAATGATAGGACAATAGAAATAGATTTGGGTGCTTATAAAATGAAAGGTTCGGACGTGTTAGAGGTAAAAGTTAAGAACGTAAATTATTTTAACAACCAAGCGAATTTCAATGTTTTTGTTTATGAAGGATAAATTTGATGGACAAATCACAATTTGAAAAAATAAAATTAGAAGTTAACAGAAAAAAGTCAATATATGCCCTAAAAAGCAAAATAGAAGATTATCAATTTAAGATTATAGAATATGAAATGACAATAAAAACACTAAAGGAGGAACTTAAAAAGTCTGTCGAGTCTTTGGAGGTTTTGGAGAAAGAACAATAAAAATATTTTAGGGGGTTATTATGTCAGAATTTAATGAAGGTCAAATTGTAAAAACTTACCGAGATGATGAATTTAAAATCAAAGTAGTTGATGGTGGGTCAGGGCCAACAGCAACTTTGGTAATGTCTGTTCAACAAGACGGTACAGCGCAAAGCGCTGGTGTTAATGACTTTGCTGTTCCAGTGCTTTTCAAAACAGATGATGCAACTCCTAATCTTGTTATTCCTAGAACAGATCCTAATGGTAATGTAAAAGTTGTAGTTGTTCCATCTTCTGATTCGTTGAAAAAATATGCTTATCATCTACATGATTCTATGGCTAAAGATGCAACAGACGCGCATGATGCTGTCATTACAGATTTAAAAACAGCGAAAGAAGTCTCTGTGATTCTATCTTCACTTGGTTTGGTAACATGGGAAATTGGAGAGTATAACGGCGTTGATACACTAACGCCTTGGGCAAAAATTGCAACTTCTCCAGGCTCTCCCCCAATGCAACTATTTTTCCCAATGTGCGAAGTGGTTGGCGATGGTACAGTATC